AGATTTCATCTACGGACTTTTGATTGATCGTTGCCATCTTATCTGCGCGGTCGATCTTGTCCGCCATACTGGCCTCCGTCAGATCAGACCAGTGCAGATACCAGTCTTGCGCCGCAAGGATGCGGAAATTTTCAAGCCGCTGAACGAAGGACATAATGTTTGGCCGGACTACGTTTGTCCGACGCGACATATTGGTGCGGCTCCACTGCTCGGCATCCTCTGTGCTGGCGCGCTCACCAGTCTGCGAGCCGACCAGTATCTTCATCGGGATGCCGATGGAGGCGGCGAACATTTGCAGCGGAATGTTGAAAAACTCTTCCGGCTGGGGAAGCGTAATCGAAAGCGTTTTCGCGCTCATACCCTGCAGCATTAGCATAGCGTCGAACCCGCGATTGAAGTCTTCAACCTGCTCGTTCATTTTGTCGGCGATAGCGTCAATTTCGACGCCCATTCCCTTTGCCATGTCCGCGATCGTGACGTCCGAATCAGCCTCGATAACAGGCGCGCTCTTGGCATTCTTCCAAAAGCCTTCGCCGCCTGCGCCGCTGATCTTCTCCATGTCAATCAGGTTGTTGAAACCCGGCTCCAGCATCGAGCGGTTATGAACCGTCCCATCTTTTGACCAGATGAAGACGCGATCCGGGTGGACCTCAAAGCTGCGATTTTTGGCGACCTGATCAAGGGTGTTTCCGACCTCGGCCTCGTTGAAGTTATACATAGTCGGCTGGCCGTAGTCGACCGATTGGGGGTCCGTATTCCAAGCCGAGACTTTGAGCTGACCAGCCCAAGCGGGGATGACATCGACAAGACCGTCAAGCCCTCCGCTTACTGTATCGACAGGCATAGCGAATTGCTTGCTGTCAGCGAAACGGAGGATCAAACCGGAATAGCCGCCGACCATTGCCCGGCGGTCGGCCTCCGCCATTTTCTGCCAGAGGCGGAGGTCATCGAACTTCTGTCGTATCTCGCTTTCGTCGTAGGTCTCCGCGGCCTTCTTATTCTCCCAAAGCTCGGGGTTGTCCTGCCAAGTCTTCAAGATGGTCTGCTCGACGCCTGCGTTGGCGATCCCGTTCCGGATATAGCGCTGATAGGTCGACGTGAAATCAACCAAGTCGGGATAGCCGAAATCTTTGTTGTGATCGTGCTTGGAGTTTTGAAAATAACCCGGATACATGCTTTCCACGCGGCGAACCGCATTTATGATCATCTTCAAGGGGTTCATCTGTTCTTCTTTCGCAGAAAAATTCCGGCTGACTTTTCGTCATCCTGAAGCATCAGCTCAGTAAGCGCCCAGACCAAAGCGTCAGCGCGATCAGGCGATCCTTCTCCGGTGTATCCGTTCGTGCCGAAGAGGCACATTTGATCTTCAAGCTCAGGCAGCGATCCGATATGGGAGACGCGGCCTTGCTCATAAAGCGCGGCCACCGGCTCCGCTCGGGCGACCTTGCCCCGGCTTGCGGTCACCTCCTTGTAGCTCACGCTCTTGTCGACCGTCCTGATGACGTGTTCGACCATGGCTCCGCCGAAGTTCCGCTCGCCTACGATCCGATCTGCACCGAGGGTATTATAGGCCTGAACGGCTCGCCGCCCCCATCCATCGGGCGAGAGCTTGCAGGTATAGTCATCAAGCACATAGGCCCGACCGTCGACGCCTTTTCCCGCTCCCACGATCCCAATAGGGTCTCCATCATCTTCGATGCCAGCCGTTCCGCTGGGGTCGACGGCGATTACGACGCGGACTAGATCAGGGGCCTTGGATAGGCGGTGCTTGTCGATGTCGTCCCGGTTCCATAAGGCACCGAGCATATCGTTAAGCATTTCAGCTTCAAGCTCTTGCCGACCTAGTCGTGTTCCCGAGTAACGCTTCTTCAGCTTGGCCAGAAAGACCGGAGGCAGGTTGCCCGCGTTATCGAAGGTGCTGCCCCGCGTCACGACGGCGGTTTTGTCCGCCATGATCTCGCGGAGGACGGCAATCGGACGAGGCGTCGTGCTGACGAAGACCTTCGGGTCATCACCCTTCCGCATAGTGAACTGCAACATGTCCCAAGTGTCGCGGGCGTAGCGGTATTTCGCCAGCTCGTCGACCCAAGCTGTATCAAATTCGGGGCCGCGCAGCTGGTCGGGCTCGGTGCCGTTATATCCTGTTGCCAGCGCCCCATTCGGCCACCGGACTTTTGTAGGCTTGAAGGTAGCGATCGGCCGCTCATGCGGCGGGTATATCGAGAGGAGGCGCGGGACCATAACGCTGTCAAGGTCTTTTTGAGTCTCGGCGATCAGGGCAATATCCATCGCCCCGCCGGCGACTCGTTGCCTGATCCATTGAGCGCCTGCCTCGGTCTTACCGAAGCCCCGCCCGGCCATCGCGAGCCATGTGGACCAGCCTCCTTCCGGGGCGATCTGATTCGGTCGGCCCCAGAACCGCCAGTCGTATTCGAGTTCGGCCAGCTCCTCTTCACTCAGCCCCGTCAATATCTCCTGCCGGTCCGAGTCGCTTTGCGAGGCCAGCAATTCGGCCAGCGATGCGTTCGCGGGTGCTGATACCAAGTTCGATTGCACCCCCATTTGCCCCTGTAACCTCTTGCTTCTCGGCCAGACCAAGATCGCGCGCAATAAACGTTGACTGCAAAAGCCCTGCTGCTGCGTTCTCAAATTTCTGGGTGTAGATTATCTCGTCGATCATCTCGACTGCATCGCTCCACCCTTCTCCGCGGGCAGCGTAACCAGCAAGGCGGCTCGATGGGATATGGAGGAAGATCGCCAGCCCTTTTTTCGTATAGGGGCGAACCTTCGATTTGTTGGCGCGGACGATCCCGCCCTTGAATTGCCAGACTTGTTCCTCAAGCAGAGGATTGTCGTTGCACCATTCAAAGTATTTTGCGGCCTCAGCGAAGAAGTCTTCAGGACTATAAAACTGCCGGGGCCTCTGGATCCTAGAACGGTCATACATCGGTCTCACCTTTACTTGGTCATCTCACATCCCCTCATTGCGTAGCACTACAGGTCACTCTGCTTTTTGCTTCAACGGCGACTGGAGCCTGCCACAAGCCCCAACACCTATATGTGGGGTCATAGATAGGGCAGGGGAAAAATGAAGGCAACAGTTATTTAATGATTTTCAGGAGTTATTTTTGGGGCCAATAAATGCCACGGGACTGTCCAGAAGTTACCCGCCATCAGAACCCGGACGTTTCCGGTGGAGGGGGACACTCTTTCGACTTCCCCCGGCACCCCTTCAAAGACCGGGGGCAGGTAAACCATAACGATGTCGCCGACCTTCGGCAGCTTCCTTACCTCTTCGGGGGCCTTGGCCCCCGTTAGGGCGTGGACGCGACGCATCAGCTCGATTAGTGCCGTATCAGAGCAGGTCGCCTCTTCCCCGGTTATCTCCGGCATAGGGGCAAGGCTGAACTCGGATGGAACGCGTGTTCTCAGTCTGGCCAAATCCTCGGTCCAGCAGAATACAAGACCGCGAATGAATATCTTGTTATCGGCTCCGAAGAGGGCAGCGATGCGGTATCCCCGCAGCCGCGCCCATTCGGTAAGTCTTGCTGCGTCATAGCAGTTACAGATCGTCCATGTATTCAATTTACCAGCCCTTGAGTTTTGCGAATTTTGACCACTGCGTTGAAGCGGTGGACGGATTGATTCCGGCGGCAATGCAGGCGTCAACAACCGCCCCGCGGCCGGATCGGTTGGCAATTGTGCCCGCCTGAAATAGCTCCTCGGCGATAGTGTGGACGCGGGCGGTAGCGCCCGATCGAGGCTCGGCCTCCACCGCGGCTGTTCCATCAGCCGCTACGCGGGGCGGTTTCTTCTTGCTGGCCCAATCGTCTGGGGTCTTAACCGGGCGGAAGGGAAGGACGACCTCAAACCCGGCATCCCATGCGGCTGGGATATTGACTTCGGAGAAGAGGACGGCGACGAAGCCGTGATCCGGCTCGAATTGGGCGGTGGCCGAATATACCCCGAGCGCGCCGTATTCCTCCTGTCCCCGATTGGCGGCGGTCTGGGCAAGAGGCTTGTTCGGGTAAAAGGTCCGAAGATCGCCCTCGACCTTTGGGACCGACTCGAATGTATCTGCTGTTTTCATGGCTGGCTTCCTTTCCTGCCGATCCTATCCTAGCCTGAGCCTAGGGTCAAGCCTGCTTCATAGAGCTGCAGGCACTCAGGGCAGCGACTAAGCAGCTCCGCCCGAGCGGCGCTCCGGTCCATCGTCGTTGCCATTTCATAGTTGCTTAGATTTCTTTTCCCTGCCGCTAGCTTAACCTGATCCACCGGGCTATCGTGTCGATAGCCGCGCCGGACCATCTCGGCGGCAAGCTCGTCGTGGCGCTCGGCGACGATCGCTGGCTCCAGAAGATTACGCTCAAGGTATCCGGTCATCTTGGTCCCTTTCGCCATCCCTCCGATATACATATGCATCTCGACATGCTCCCCCATCAAATGCGCTCGGCACATCCAACGGGGGTCGACTAGCCACATTCTCATGGCTTAGACAGCCTTGCCGAAGTTCCAGATTACGTTGAAACCTCCCCGGATACCGTAGAAGCAGAGGGCAACCTCGTCATCCGCCAGCAGGGTCATCGTATAGAGGCCCGTAGCGCCTGCTCCAGAGGTTTCGCAGAATCGCTTGGCATAGGCGGCGGCCTCCGTGCGGGTTGGCAGCTCCTGCCACCGGGTTAAGGCCTCGACGACGGCAGGGGTCATATGGTTAGCGGCAGCGCGACCAGCTTTTGGGAAGGTTAAGGTCATCGGAGGTTCCTTTCGGGAGGGTTGGGGTTCAGCGCAGATCGAACAACTTGCCTGTGCGCAGGGCATCGAGCTGGGCCTCAACCGCCTTCATTGTTGCGACAACTTCTGGATCCATCTTGTTAATGTCGAGGCGCATGACCTCTTTCTGAAAGTTGAAGATCATGTTGTTCAGGGCTGCATACTGGTCTTTCATCGGGGTCTCTCCTTGCTTGCTTGGTTTCTATATTCTCTGTATATCGACAGGCCCTGTAGGGGTCAACAGCTTTCTTACTTCTTCGGCAGCAGATCAGATCGGATCAGAAGGGCGATGCCATCGTCGCCTACAACCCCATACCATCGTTGCCCTTGAGCATCCTCCAGCCTAGCGCCAAGACCCACCGCGGCCTTTCCGATATTTACGGTCATCGTATCGTAAGATGGATTATCGGGTGCCAGATATACGACGCGGGTCATACCTACCGCCTCTCAGTGGGAGCAGAAGCCCAATGGAGAAGGGCTTGCGCGGATCCGGCATGACCAGTCGTCTCCAGCATCTTCCGGGTGCGGGCCACGAAGCTCAACCAGCGACGAATCTGATGGGCGTCGTATCCCTTGATACGGCGGCCCCTCGAATACCAGCAATACCACTCATACCAGCCCAAAGGATCGGGGCTGAAAATCAGACCCTTGTCGAGCCACCAATCGCGGGGGAAGCTGGCCGGGCGGCCGTGGAAGTTGACGGCCCCCGCCTGCTTGGCGCGGTGGTTCGTATAGTGGACCCCGGACTTCGGGGCGGTATATTCGGCGGGCAGCATAACCCGGCGCTGCTCCCCCAGAGGGCTTCCCCAATAGGCGTCGCCGAAGACGCCCATCTTCGCCATCTGGTGAGGGAGGTAGTCGGGCTGGAAGAGGGGGTGCCAGTCTTTCGCACCGACGACGTAACCTTCGGAGGCAATGTCAGACCACCCCACAGGCTCAAGGACGACGACAAGACGGCGGTCGTATAGGGGATCATCTGGGGCAATTGGTTGCCACTGCTTAATCGGGTTCATCTGGTTTGCTTCCTTACATAATCGAAACAGGCGTTTAGGAAGGACGCGGTAACTGGCCTCCCCTCTCCCTTATCATTGAAGACCGGGGCGAGATCAAGCGTTGTAAAGCCAAGCTCAATCTCCACTCGACGATTCCAAGCCTCAAACATAATCGGGCGCAGCAGAAACCCCGCCGCGATAGGGCAGCGCCCCGGCTCGGCCGCCGGGGGGTGGAGCCAGCCCATGCTAGGGGTGTGGGCCGACTGTGGGACAAGCTCTGCCCCGCAGAAAGGGCAGGGCGCGGGCGCGTTCACTCCCCTATCTCAAAGACGTGGAACACGAAATCTCCACCGTCCGTAAGGAAAGAGCTCACATGCTTTCCTGTATCGAGGGGCATCGTCTGCCCGGTCCCAGTGAGATATAAAGACACCGGATGATTCGGTCGGCAGGTATCGACCCTGACCCAAGCTCGGGGCCGACCGTCCTGCATCGCCGCGTGGAGAAACTCGCAGCCCTTCGGCAGGTCGTAGCTATTCCGACCCGCATCGACATTCACTTTCCATACCTGTATCATTTCATTTCTCTCTCTGCTTGGAGGCGTAAAGGGCGATGCGCTGTTCCACGTGCGGCACCGTTCCTTCGGTGAACATGGTGAGCGCCTTTTTGGGGTCGCGATCCATAACGGTCAGGAGGACGGTCGC